GGGCCCGCAGGTCCGTTAGGACCATCGTTTGCTTTGGCAAGCATTCGATCCGTCGCAATTTAATGCGGTGCGCATTGCTACGCTCACGGTTCTCATACTGATCCAGTTCCTTTACCGAATCAGTTCGGTCGAGTGACATCAGGAACCACCTGAGCACTCCCCCTTCCTCATCAACAACATATGATGGTGAAGTGGATTTGATAGAAACATGCTTCTGATACCAGAGCTGCAAGTTGGAATCCCAACGAGCAGACCAAGGTACCCGGAGCACAGAGTGTTTCGTCAAAACGGAAGAGGTTATCTCCGATTCCTCGTCAACGTGACGAGGAAGTATCTTAACCAGACGGTCAAGATACTGATCAGAGACCTTCACAGAACGCCAGAGTCCCGCGCGATAAGCGCGGTTCCGGAATTCTGAGAAGCGACGGATGAGATCCGCTTCCCGACGTGAGGTTGGAACCTCTGCACGGAGGCGTACTACTGAGACATCAGTCCCAGCATAGTATTCCTTCCCACAGCTCTCTCTGAACTGTCCAGTCCAGAAAGACTTGTGCATGTTGACCTTCAAACCGTAAAGGTGAAGAAGATCGACAACGTCAGACGCCGCGTCGTTGGGTACGATGATATCGTCCCCATAGACGCTCAAGCTCCCGGGCAGACGCCCGGGACTGGTGGAGTAACCGCTACGCTTCATACCCATCGCTGCAATAATAGTGAAAACTATTGCCTCGAAAGGGAATGTAAGCGCAGACCCCATGGATGCATACTTGTTCAAAGTGATCTCATCACCGCGAACTTCAGCCCGTATACTACGGGCTGCTAGCATGTAATCCATAAGATGCGGCCATCTCGCAAATGTTCTTTCGACCATTGAGAGATGAACTCGATCAGATGCCTCACTAAGATCTAGTGTTGCGAGGGAACCAGTAATCGACGCTTCAAGCGCCATTTTCTGATTCCGTGTCTGATCGGTAAACCCAAGTATTTCTCGCAGCCAGCTTCTCTCGATTAGATCGTAGAAGCCAGCTTTGAGAGCTTGCTGTGCAAATTGCACTGTAGCAGGCTCCATTGCGATGATACGTGGAGTTTTTGCCGTCTTTGGGACCGTCGTGACCCTTGCGGGCCGCTCGGATTCCAGGGGTACTGTAGGTTCCATCCAGGCTCCATTATAAGGTCCGTATCGCCATTGGGGGAAAACCCCTTCAAGTCGATCAGGCCAATAATGGAATTTCCATCGCTCAGGCATATCAAGCCTGTCAGCAGTGGATCCTGGACCGAATCTAGGAACGAGTTCAAAGTTCGCGATCTGACGATCGAGTTCGTTGAACACGTCCCCGAACAGGAGGAGACACATACGAGAGTACGCGTCGTCCATCTCCGGGGGGATTCCCTCCCGAAAATGATCTCCGAGTTCGCAGTCAGTTTGGATGTAGCTGAGTAGTGCATTGTTCTCCCTCGCGAGAGTACAAGGCCTCTCAACCTTTCCGAGCAGGTTGGACACCTGCCGGATCGCCCAGATGCAGTTAGCATCGGGAGCATCCAATAGTTCACCAGATGCTGAGAAAACGCGCGTGAAGAAA